AACCATATCCAACCTTCTCTTCCAGGGCTTTCTTCTAATGCAGGATATACTGTTGATACTACCCATTTTTTAATATCGGCTCTTCTTTCAGGTGTTTTAGTATTAAGTTCTGATTCAAAGTCATCTAAGATAATACCAGTATATCTTACATCTACTTCTGCTCTACCTCTTAATCTTTGGCTTGTACCTTTTGCTATTATCCTATCACCACGAGTAGTAACTAAATCTTTTTCTGTCCAGCGTTTACCCATACTACCACCATCCATATTACCAAAATAATACTTTATCATCTTATTATCTTCAAAATGAGAACGAATATATTTAATGTGGTCTATAGATTGTCCTTGTTCTTCTGATACCCAAGCAAAGAAGTGTTGTTCATCATCAGCACTAAAACAAAGTTTATGCATAATAGCTGATTTTGATAATATACTTTTACCAAAACCTCTTGGCAATATGATACACATTCTTTGTCCAGGTTTAGTTGATATTAGTTTTCTACCAATATCAAAGTGAAATGAGGGTGATTGACTTTTATTTAAGAAATCATTAGGTAAAAATGCTTTTCCAAAGAATATCAAGTCTTTATATGCTTTTTGTAATATCTTTTCTCTTTCTGCTAAAACAGACTGTGGTGGTATAATATTGAAGTTATCAACACCATCCGACATCATCATACCTACTTTTCTTTACAGTTTTTACAAACTCTTTTTTCTTTTCCATATGTTGGGAAATTGTCATAGTATATGACTTTAGAAGGGTCTCTAACATCTTTATAATACCTAGTATCATAACACCTATTACATACAACACAATACTTAATAGTCTTATCAGCCAATTCTCCATCAGGGGTTTTGTCATCATATTTACTCCAATCTATTGTCATCATTATTTTCTTTAGGTACTGGTATTTCTAATGAAGGTTCATTAAAAGAATCTATTTCTTCTCTTGTAAAACCTCTAACTTCTTGCATTACAGCAAGAGCACCAGTTTGTTTTTCTTTAGGAAACATACCTCTTAGTTTACAAGCCATTTCTATAGCAGCCTTTTTATCACCATATTTATCAGCATTAGATATTATATCAAATAAATTAGTCATTAAGAACTCTTCATCTAACCCTACAGAGTCCATTATTTTCTTTAATTCTTTATCCACTATCTTTTTTATCCTTTTTTGTTTTAATAAGTAAGACGATTTCTTTTTTACATAGGCAATGTCTTTACTATTGAATGATTGCATAAATGATATATCTTTAGGTACACCTTGAGCAACCAACCTAGCAAAGGCTTCCTCGGCATTAGTTGTTTTTGTTTTATCTGAATTAGCCCATATATATGTTTTAGTAAAGCTATAAATGTTTTGATGGGGTTCATTTGGTATACTCTTGGTGTTGTTTGTGTTAAACATACCATAAATAGTACGAATATATGGTGTTCTTCCAACTTTACCTTTCTTGATTACTTGAGACAGTACACCATTTTTACAAGCTACCCAATCATTTACTTTTGCATCTAATAAAGGTTTGATAGTAGCATGAGGGTTTACTAATCTTAAATCAATATCATCTTTATAAGCATAGTGTATTATGCCTTTTATCTTCCTATAAAATACAGGTACAACATTTTTACTCATTTAACCTTTTATATGATTACCCCATACATAACATTCACCCTTTTGAATCTCTATAACCTCTACTTGAAAGTTATTATTAGAGAACCAATTGACAATTCCGAATGCATGATT